TTATGAAAAATTTTCTAAAGTTTTAACAAACATGTCCATAGCTTCATGTCCAAATGAGTCAGAAGGTTTGACTGTAAAATTCTTACGACAGATATCAGCCTCTTTTCTTAAGAGAGAAGCCATATTTCTATCTAAATCATAAAGCTCTATGATCTTGTCTTCCATGCCTACTGGAATAGATTTCTTGTCAATCTCGACAGAAGATAAAAATGCTACAGATATGCCTACTTTATCAGCCATATCTAAGAGTCGTTCGAAGCGATCAAGGCGAATTTTGCGTAAAATTTTGCCAAATGATGTAAGCATCTAAAAAATCCTGCTAGAAAAAAATCTTCTCATGATTCTAGCAAATATTTTTGAGACTTTCTCAATTATTACGAATCAAAACTTCTTTTCGAGGTGTTTTTTGAGAGCTTTTATGAAAGATTTTTGGGGAGCTAATCTTTTGAACCCCACTGTTTGAGATGTGCAAAGATATTATTGATTGCCTCCACAAGGCGTGCGAAATTGATAATTCATTTGCTAAACAGTTTCGCACATCTCAGAATGTATTTAGAGTCGGATATTTGGTTTTTGTGTAAAAATATTTACCAATGCATCTATAAGGCGTGAAAAATCAAGCGCTAGTAAGAGTATAATGAGTACAATCCATCTCGTATAACGTGACATCACTTTTATACTTTTGTAGGTCATAATAATTTCTTGAAGGATTTCTTTTTCTGCTTCTGTAAGCTCTGTATCGTCTTGTGGTTTTTTTCTAGCCATGTTGCCACCCGCACATGCGTTCGCCTTGCTTGTTATGCTTTAAGATCTCTCTTGCTAAATTGGACCTGATAGCGTTGACATCTTGTCTCTCTAAATAAATGGGCAACCAACCAATACAAGAGACATGCTTATTTGTCCCGCAACCAACGAGAGAGAGCAGCACGCACATCAGTATCACTTTTCTTATTAACTTCATTTTCCATCTCCAGCCGTGTTGTTGCTGCCTTTAAGTTTTTTTCTGTTTGCTTTTGCCGTTCTGCCTTTTTTCCAAGGGTAAAAGCTTTTGCCAAAGCCATAAAAAAAGCGGCTAGAGCCGCGCCTATTAACAGCAGATTTCTTTTCATCCATAAGATCATAGGCGGTGTTCCTGAAAACGTTTAGCAACAAAGAAAATGCCAGCACATGCAGCTAAAACCATGATAGTGGCGAGCGCCCATTGCACTGGACCATTGCCTGCTAATAAGCCTCCAAGCCCAGAAAAAGAACCAATGACTGGTGCAAGGGCTTCGGCTTTGAAAAGCCCTGTTTGTGCTTGCATTTCTACGGTTTGATAGTTAGAGGAAACAAAAGCACCTTTCGCCCATAAGCCTGCTTCTGCTGCACGCCGGTGTACAAGACCTTGCAAGCGTTTTCCACCGGCTTTGGTCCATTTCTGTAATTCGGTTGGGATTGCTTCATAATCGCCACTATTGAGTTTTTTTAATAGGATCGAATTGCAAAAAGCTGTTGTTCCTACATTATAGCAAAAGGAGACCAATGCCGCGAGTTGTTCATCGGTTAAAGAAACTTGAACGGCTTGTTCAACGGCATTTTCAAATTGTCTTAAATCTTGGCAAAGAAGTTCTTCAGCTTGTTTTTCAGTGATTGCCATGCCTTTATGAACAAAAGGTTTTCCAGCATTGTTTGTATGTCCATAACCAATGGTCCATACCCCGATGGCATCTTTATAGGCATTCAAACGCAAGCCTTCCCATTGTTTAATCAGTGCTAGCCCTTCTGGTGATATTTTTCGCATATGTTTCTCCATAAAAAAGCCCTGCAAAAAGCAGAGCTGGATTAAAAAATTGACCTCTTTCCCATTCGGAAGGTTGGCTTGTTAAAACCTATGTAGCTTTTTCATTGGAACAAAAGAATGTATTTGACATTGTAGAAATTGTATCTTATAAATTACAGATATTTACAGTATACAAAACAGAGAATTTTATAAAATGGCTAGATTCTTTAAAAGATGAGATTGCGCAAGCACATATTGTTAAACGGATAGCAAGAATAGAAACGGGATTTCTTGGAAATGTAAAATTTTTTCGTGGAATTGGAGAATTAAAAATGCATCATGGTCCTGGCTATCGAATTTATTTTGTAAAACAAGGTAAACAAATCATTTTGTTATTAAATGCTGGTGATAAATCCACACAACAAAAGGATATCGAAAAAGCTCTTCAATTAGTAAAGGAAATGAAACATGGAAATTACTAAATTTGACACAAGTGAATATTTCAAGACACCTGAGACACAAAGGATTCTTTTAGAAGATGCTCTTGAAAGCAAAGATAGTAAGTATCTTGCTCATGCTCTTGGTATAATAGCAAAAAACCAAGGAATGAGTAAAATCGCTCAAAATACAGGACTATCAAGAGAGTCTCTTTATCGTTCTTTAAGCGATAAAGGTGATCCACGCCTTTCTACTTTTCTTAGTGTTTTAAGTGCATTAGATTTGCAAATAAGTTTGACGCCTATTCAAAAGAATTGTAAGGAGCAGACAGCTTTAGAAGAAGCATCTTAAACCCTCCCCATTTTGAGAACGGGGAGGGATATATTTTTTACTTAAGCAACCTTTTTAATAGGGCTCTCGAAATTTGGTTCATAAGCGCGCAACAAAGAATCCATGCTATGCGGTAGCTCTGAAGAACCAAAGTCTGTAAGAATTGCTAAAATCTTTGTAATATTAGGCACGTCATTTTGAAGTTTTAAAACTAGAACCTTTTCTATTGTATTCATAGTTTGAACCAGAGCACTACAATCTTTGTCGCTCACATTTTCATCATTAGAAAATTTAAACAGTGCCATCCATAAATCGCATAAGAAGTTGGTATCTATCTTCATTGTACATCTCCATGGATTTGTTCTCTTAAACATGCCAATCCTCTCGATGTGATTTTTGTTGAAGGGAGTACCTTCTCTATACCATCCGGTATTTGAATAGTGATAGCAGGCCAATCCATGAAGCCTTTCTTGATTTTATCCTGATAAGGTAATAGAGGTGCCCCTGGAGCCGGCGCCGATAGACCCAATCATTTTTACGTAAGTAATCGGTTAAATCTTTTGGTCGTATCTCTAACATTTTTGCAGCTTCGGATAAGACCAAACAGACCATCAGAACGTTTTAAGCCTTCCAGAACCTCTGCTTTTGGAGTCAATTCAGCAATGGTATTATCCTTTTGCTTGATTTGACTTTGTAGGTGGTTCAAGACACCAAGCAATGCTTCGGGTTTGGAATAATCAACTTGTGGAGCGGTTATCTGTGGAGTAATTGCCTGTTTTAACCGTCTTTCACATTCGATAAAATATAAACGAGCTTCTCTGCCTTTCTTATTATTCTCAAGCATCGAAAGTTCTTTCGCTACACTTAAGATCAGGTGATAGTCTTTACGATTGTGACCCCCCCTACCTTTGCTCGCCAAATTTGGCGAGCAAACAAAGTCTTGATTTTCTAGCAAATTATATTTTTTGATACGATCAGTAATCCAATCTGAAAAGTCTTTACCTACCTCCAAAAAGGCATGCAAATCACGAGCGTTAACAGTTTGAACAGTTTCCTGATCAATTGTTTGTTCCAATATTGGAATAAGTGTGTTCATGTGAACTTCTTATCGTTAGATGTTTTTCATTGACACTCTAAAGAGAGTGTCGGGCGCTGAAAAACACGGCGATAAGTCCATCGTTACACTTTCCCCGCAAGGGTATTGTATAGTGTAACCACACCTGACAAAATCACTATATGCTACAAAGCATGTGATGAGTCAAAGTTTTTAAATCTCGGCGGGAAGAGATTATTTCGGTAATCCATCCGCTAGTTGCTTTAAGGTGTTTCTTAGGCACCTGATTTAGTTATTCATATTGTTGCCACATTATCAAGTAGCAATATAATCTTTTTATAAAAACAATCATAGATTGTACAAGGTGTATATTAATGCACATTAAATTTGTTATTTATCAATGCGCTATGTGTACAATGTACAGTCAATTTGAAAATTCTGTCGCTAGCGATAATTCGCGCTAGCCTGCCCCGCAACGAAGCCAACCCGCTGGGAAGTGCCTTTTATATTGATTTTATTGACTTTTTTATGAAAAAACAAAGCATAAATGATGATCTTTTTTTAAAATTGCAATAGGAATATGTAATGCTTAAACTCATAAGGATATGTCAGATATAGATAAAGCTTGATAACATGATCTAGCCTTTCTTGTTGGCAGCATATTCTTGACGTTTAAGTTGTCTCTGTATGTTTTCAGTTAATCTTTCATTGGCATATTGTGCAATAGCACTTGCAATTTCTGGCTTGGACATCACTTTAGCAATTGAAGGTCCTTCTTGTTTTGCAATGGGGAATTGGTCTCCATCATCTCTTTGAAACATATTCCCTCCCATTTTTAATTCAACACGCTTTGGAAAACTGCCTCCCTTGATAAAACCATAGGGTAAGATTTCTTTCTTTCCAAACAGTGTGTAAGTTACGCCGCGTTTTGTTTCGTTTACTTTAAAAAATTTAAGAGGTATTGGTGTTCCAGAACCAATGATATCTGTCTCAAGAAACCTTGCTGTAGCCTTTTCTTTAATATAAACACCTCTTCTTATACGCTTTATTTGGGTTGATGAGATGTCAGCAACTTGCTTTTCAGTAAAGCGTTCAACTTGTTTTGCTGCGGTGTTTAGAGCATTACGCAGAGCCCAATGAAGGCGAGGGGCTTGAAGGCTTGTGAAGGTATCTTTTACCTGTTGAAGATACCATTTTTGGTGGATAATTAATTTCAACTTTTAAGCCTTTTTGGGGGTAGATGTTGATGGCTTGGAAGCTTTAGGTGCTTTTGGTTTTTCGAACGAGGGTTCCTCTGTTACTGTTTCAGATGATGTTTGGTTGGCTTCTTGTTTTATCTGCTTAATTTGTTCAACTACCTTGTCAGGCTTTATTTTTGTTTTAACATCAACAAAGGGTTTAGCAGCATTTGCACGCTTGAGACGTGCGTAGACTTGATGAGAAATCTCAACAACTCGAGAGCTGCAGGAGCGCACACATATTGCCTTTGGTGCTGGTGAGAAATGAAGCACGCTGGCCCGCGTAACGGCTGTTCGGCTTCGCGGTGAGCTGTTTTAAATCAGTGCCGTTGCTGAAAATCCGGTCGTACATACCGCCGACCAATAACCCTTAAAAACAGGAAGAGTAATCATGACCGCTGATAACCATCAGCGGCAGGACGATATGGTGTGTCTGCCGCGTACAGAATTTGAGTCTCTGCTGGAGCAAGCTGCCTGCCGAGGAGCCAGAAAAGCCTTAAAGGAAGTGGGCTTGGCAGATGAAGAGGCTGCCAACGACATCCGCACGCTGCGCGATTTGGCAGGCTCAATCAAAACCATGCAACGCACCTTTCTGCAAACCGTTGTGCGCTGGATCACCATTGGTGTTCTGGCGCTCTTAGTCGCGGGTGTGGCTGCAAAACTTGGACCCTTTACCCCTAAATAAACAGGAGAAAAACTCTGCTGATATTACTTGGAAGCCTTCTGAGCTTTTTATCATCTGCGTTTCCGGATTTTTTGAAACTCTGGCGTGATCATGCCGACTGTAAACATGAACTCGCCATTCTGGATCGACAAATGGAGGCGCAACGCCAAGGCCATACGCAGCGCCTTGAAGAAATACAGGTGCAGGCAGATGTGGCAGAAAGCGAAGCGCTCTATGCTCATGCCAGCCAGCCCAGTGGGGTGAAATGGGTTGAGGCTCTGCGTGCATCTGTTCGCCCGCTTATCACCTATGCGTTTTTCATTCTGTTCGCCACCGTCAAAACCGCTGCACTGTTCAAGTTATTGGATCAGGATGTCGGAATTACCGACGGACTAATCGCCGTGTGGGATGCTGAAACACAGGCATTATTTGCCGCTGTCATGTCCTTCTGGTTTGGTCAACGTGCCTTAGCCAAGTTCCGCTCAAATCCTTGAAAAGCAAAATCTTATTCACTTGATAAGTGCCCGGAATGAAGCGTTACTGTAAGTGTAAAAAGTAATTGAAAATAGGGAGATAACACCATGAGCAAACTATTTTATAAGGCCGTGATTGAAGATGTTCAAAATAAGAAGTACACCGATGCAGAGCTTGAAGCACTGCTCGATGCTTTTGAATACACGGTCAAGAAAATAGCCACCACACTGGCCCGTAAAGCTTGGTACGCACTGGAAGATTACGCCACGGCCAAGCAATACGACATTGATCGCTTTACGCTGATGATTGAGCGCAAAGAAATCCTCGGGCAATGGCAATGACATGGCGCTTTTGAATATGGGAGCAAAAACCTTAAAGTTATAGGAACACTGGAAAAATGAGACATATAACACAAAACGGATTTGACCTGATCAAACAGTTCGAGGGCTTCTCTCGGACCGTTTATTTTTGCCCGGCTGGCTATCCCACAATCGGTTATGGCTATGTTGTGAAAAACGACGAGGACTTTTCGGCAGGCATTGATGAAACACAGGCTGAGGAACTCTTGCGCCAAGATGCCCAGATCGCAGAGCGTGCCGTCCTGCGCCTAATCAATGTGCCGCTGACAGATGGCCAATTCGATGTGCTAGTGTCATTCATCTACAATCTTGGCAGCGGGGCACTCCAGGGTTCAATACTGCGCTGTAAAAACAATCGTGAGGAACACGCCGAAGTACCAGAACAGTTCATGAGCTGGGTTTGGGCGGGCAGACGTAAGCTCAAAGGGCTAGTTCGGGGTAGATATGCCGAATGCTTGCTTTATCAAATACACTAGAGTGGTTTTTCTAGTACAATTATTGTTTCTCTAAGCAGCTCTTTGAGTCTTTGGTTCATTTTCAGCTGCTGGCCAGATGTGCTAGCTCTTCGGCAAACAATCATTTCCCTTACTTTGAAACCTGTATCTTCTGCTATCTTAGCTAGGAGTGTATCTGTGGGTATGGGTATTCCTACATAAGCACTTTGGTCGACAACGATGTGCATAAATCCGCCTTTTAATAAAACATCGTAGCAGTTTTCAATAATTGTTCGCATATCATAAAAATATGATCGAAGCATACCCGGCACGAGACGTGTACGACTGTCACGCTTGCCAGTCATTCTCTCTTTTTCAGGAATCTTTTTTTCGATTTCAACACACAGCATATCAACTAAATCAATATCAGTTGTTTTTTCAGCAGACTTGTTAATTCTATAGTTTCGTACAAGCCTTTCCCTGTATTTGCCAAGTTTGCTTAGTAGAGAATATTCTCCAAAAACAATTTCCAGCTTATATGATTCAAAATAATCGAATGAATTTGCATAGGGCGGAGAAAATATAATAGAGCCAGCGTGATCGCCAGATATGGCACTTAAACTCAACTTTCTTGCATCAAGTTCTACGCCACGTGCTAAACTGTCCTCATTGTGTGGGTTCTCTTCATAATCAATCAGTATTAGTTGCAGCTGGTCCAAGAAACGCTTTTTAATGTCGCCTACAGGTGAAGGTCTTGTTGCCAGCCCATTACCATCACGTTTTCGATTAGAACAGTCCTCCAAAATTGCTAATAAACAAAAATTCAAAATGTTGAATATGCGTTTATTTGATTCTTCGTGAATGCGGCGCTTTATTTTAACAAGTTCAGTAAAGTTGCCTTGATCAAAATATTTACTAATTTGATCCTCATACTCGTTGTATTCATATTTTTCATGGTCAGTACATTTATTCCAATTATTTATTATCTTATGAAGTTTCTGCAGTTCACCTGTAGATAAAGCGTAAGATTTGACTTCTGTAGATAATATTGCGAAAGGATTAACGTCTAGGCCGACAGACGAAATGCTTAGCTCTGACGCTGCTACAGAGGTTGAACCTGAGCCGCACATGGGATCAAGAACAATACCGCCAGAAACGTTTGGGTATCTGGATAAAATTTCTTTAACAAGATCTCCTGCATAACCTTCGCGGTATCTAACCCACCTGTGGTATGGCTGTAATTTTGAAACAGAAGTGTTAACTAGTTTTTTAAAGAAAGATTCTTCATTTGAAACATTATATTTTTCTTCTAGATCTTCTAAAGATTTACAGAGTTCTGTAGATGAAAATGTATCTTCCAGATCCGACCATATCAAACGTGGTTGATTTTCTGATTTAGCAAGCTGCAACATCCGCTAAGCTCTCCGTTTCTTGATTAGTTCTTAGATCTATCCGCGCATAGGCTTTTTCTAGCAACATCGAATTAAATTCGTTTTCGATATCCTCAATATTTGCTCCATCTTTAATCTGACGTATTAGGCAAAGGGCCGAGTTAGCATAAAGCTCAACTAAAAATTCCCCGAATGACACACTGCAGTCTTTTTCTTGAAGCTTTAACATCGTATCATTGAGACATTCATTGAAACTGCCATTATAGTCTTTCTCATTAGGCAGACTTTTCTTGCTGAATGTATAAATAAAATCACCCTGTGGAGTTCCATCGTGACGGAGGTGCGCCGTATCTCGATAAGCATGAATGGCTTCTTGGTAAAAAATCCCTTCCGGTTCAATATGAAATCCTGCATCCAAGGTTGCTTTGATAACGGCATACCATGCTCTAATATCTTTATTGTTAAAGGTGTAAACCAAGCAACCGTCTGATTTTAATACACTATTACATTTTTGAAAAACGCCGAGTAAAAGTTCATAGTAATCGGAAAAATCTTTCTGGTAGGTTTTATTTTTTGTTTTTCTGTGAACAACGGCTTCAGAGGCAAGCTTATGCTCTGGAAGTGGAAACTTAGTTCTGCCTTCTAACCAGACCTGCCAAAAAGCACACAATTCACCATATTGGACATTACTTCCATATGGTGGATCAGTTATAATCATGTCGATAGAACCATCTGGGATATCGACCTGTTTTGAATCCACGCATTGCACCATGAAGTCTGCAGAACCCTTTTCAAGGTTTGAGAAGTTCAGAGTACTTTTCTTTGAATTAAATCTAGAATCTCGATCTTTTAGGCCAGACTTGATCGCCTTTAATCTATTGTCAAAATATTCAAATGGATTGGCTTCAATAAATTGATTTGGTATCCAAAACGCATGCTTTGCCCACGCAACAGGTCTTCCATCCATCCAAGATGAAGTTGAGAAGTTCATGTTGTTGGTGTACCTGATTAATGAACTCAATATAAATATTAAAAAATCATACTCGGGATCACTCATATCTTTTTGAATTTTAAGCTTCTTGGCCATTTCAAAAAAGCTCGCCGAAATCAAAAGGTTTCTAGGGGTGAAAAAATCTGTAAATTTCATAAAGCCTTTTCTATGAAGACAGTCTTCCTGTTGTCGGTCCCATTCAGCCGGAATTTCAAAATCAGGAAAATGAAGTCCTAAACTAGTTTTTAATTTCTCTAGGTTTTCACTATATTGTTTATGTTTCTCAATATCGTCTCTAGATGGTTCCTTTGCATCATGTGCTCCGCATTTCTTGCATCGATATCTTAAGCTAATTATTTCACTGGAAATTCTGGGAGCGTCTGCTGCCTTAATATTTGAGCTGCAATGGTCGCAGACATATATGCCATTCTTTGGTTTTCCAGCATCGTTAAGCGCTTTATTGTCATTACGAAAGGATGTGTTTTTGCTACAATGTGGACACTTTATTAAATATGCATGCTCTATCCAACGAACATGTGCCTTGTTGTTTTTGCAGTCTCCGCATTCTGTTGTAAAAGAATCTTCAAAATGACCTTTAACCATTTTCTTAAGGTCAAGTGCATAAGAAAGAATTTTAGCGGCATCAACGTCACAAACTTGGCAATACTGGATAAAAGAGGCTACCGGATTAACATCGGTCGAAACAATTTTTCGATTAAGAGTTAGCCCTTCAATTAAGGTGACGCCCCCTCCACCAAATGGATCAAAAATTATTTGACCTTCCTTCGTATAAAAGTCGATGAGTTCACGAAATATATTGTGAGGTCTTCTCGCGAAATATTTATGCATTTTATAAATCGGAGTGTGACCAAGTGACTTTACATGTTTGCTAAAATATTTTTTTTGATTTATTTCACCCAAAGCGTATCTCCATAATCTTTATTTATGTGTTTTTCTGACTCCGCAAGGAGTGACGCTAGGAACGCTTCTTTTTCCTTTATTATTAAAAAGATATTTTTATTTGAGGTAAAGCACTCATCAAAGATTTCTATGTGCCGCATAAGGTATCGATACTGGTTTCCAGCTGTAGTACGATCTGTCCATACATTATTGTACGAAAAAGCCTTTTCGTATCTTGAATTTAAGTCTTTAAGTATCTCATTCTTATTTGCTTCGTTTGTAAGCAAAATATTAGGGTATGCAGCTTCTATTTCCTTGGCAACCGATATTGCAAGTTCTAAATCAGGCTTTCCATCATTGAATTGAATTGAAAATAAGCTGTACAAAAACTGGACGTAGTTCAGACTCTTTATTTCAAGCATGAAGCTAATCGCCTCCCTATATGGAAAGAGAATACCGTCTTTATGTTCTTCCCTGTACAAAAGAAACTGGTTTCTAAGAGCGTCTAAAAAGCTTATATGGCCTTGCTTGTACAAAAGGCCTAGTTTACTTAATTGGTATTTGTTTCTCTCTACTTCATGAAGGAAGCCGACCCTTTTACAGTGAGATACATTGTTATTGTTTATTCTGATCTCTTTTGACGTGTATATTGCATCAGGGTTATCAGTGATAATTTCAAATGTCGGAGCTATTAAGCTTTCTTCTAATTTTATCGGTGTATAGTCACAAAGTGTCTTAAAAATACGTGTGAAGTCGCCTTTTCTTTCATTTTTTCCAAGTTTACTACCGACACCTATGGTACCCGTTGGGTTTTTATTTACGTTTGCAATTCGTAGCAAAAGCGCATCTTCAAAGTCCGAAGTGTTCAATTCCGTTGGCAGATTTATAACTACTTTTCCCGGAACAGAACTACTACCTTTTATTCGACCTTTTGCAGCAGCCAAATTGATTGAATCGATCCATTCTGCAAGAGCTTCATCTTGATCTCGCATAGCTTGAATGAGATTAAATAAAGCTTCAAATCCAGCTCCAGAAAGTACATCTTCATCTTCTTGATCGAGTAACACAGGAATGATTATATACGAAAGCCTGCCTGTTTCTCCAAATTTCTGTCTTACAGCACGACCGACAGCCTGCACAATGTCAATCATTGAACCTTTAGGGTCAGCAAAGAAGACAGCATCAATTAGAGGAATATCTATTCCTTCAGTCAAGCAACGAACATTTGTGATCACGCCCAGTTCTGAGTCTTCAAAATTTTGTATTATCTCAGCACGATCTTGAGCAGTCATGGCTCCGTTGATGTGTGCAATAGCAGTCTTTTTATCACCAAAAGAGCTCTCAGCAGACAAGCGATTTGCAAAATCGCGAGATTCAGAAATCTTAGAGTGAAATGATATAACCTTTGTTAATCCAAGATCTTGTATGGATTTCTTTAGCAAGGCTATTTTATAAATATTTTGAGCAGTTTCTGTATGACTATCATCATCAGTCACATAAACATTTTTTTTTATAAGTTTATTATATTCAGAACTGCTAATTCCCGTAAATACAATGCGATAATCTGAGATAATATTTTTCTCTATTGCTTCACCAAAAGTAAGCCGGTGAAAAACATCACCATAGATACTTTTATCATTCATAGAAAAAACAGAGAGATTATGTTCTTCGAGTTTTGAGCTTAGTTTTGGTCTAACGAGGCGCTCTGTAGCGGTAAGAAAAAGTTTTTTCTTTGTTTTAATGGCAGCATCGTCAAGAGCAATATTAAACTGAGAGTTTGAAACTCCTGCAGTTCTGTGCGCTTCGTCATAAAAAGCGATATCGAATGAAAAGCTATTTTCATTCTCGGATAGCGCATTCTTTATTACTTCCGCAGACTGATATGTACTAAAAATAAACTTCTTTTTATTAGAAGGCTGGGCAATAAAATTACGTACAGCTTCTGCTGAGGTAGTCACAGGTATATCAATATCGCCTATATCAATGTTATTGCTATCAACTTCTGCATCAATTGTTTGATCACTGCAAACGCACAAATACTGAAATGGCGATGAAGACTCAGCGGACCACTCTTCCAGTGCTTGCCTAACAAGTTGCAGGCTTGGGGCAAAAAATATTACGTTGTCAGCTTGAAGATGCTCAAGGGTCCACAGTGCAATGAGAGTCTTTCCTATTCCACAAGCCGCAATGAGCTTTCCTCGATCACTTGATGAAAATCCAGAAATAATATCTTGAAGTATCTCAGATTGATATGGTCGAGGACTCTTCTTATCTCTTTCAATCTGAATATTTTGAGAAATGGCAGCCTGATATAAAGAAGAAAAGAAGTCTTCGTCCAAAGAGGTAAATCGGTCAACTAATGCACTTAGATGCCCGGTTTTTTTATGAGCTACATTCGGTAGAATGTGGGTGTTAGAAATAATTAACCTGTAATCAGCGTACTCTGCTTCAGCCCAAAATGTTGAAAGTTCGCGTGATGTAAGTGCTGCTCGCCCAGACCGGAACTTGGCTTGCCAAGCGATATAATCTCCTGCATTGTTGATAAAAACTCCATCTACGCCATAGTCTGTTTTCTCCAGACGAAGCTTATCAACAACATGCTTTGGAAACGGACGGTTATCAACAATTGGGCAATATATCTTTTTAATCTGATGTAAGTCAGATAAGAACTTCAAATAAAAATAACAGAAATATTCAAACGCATCGCCTTTAGCTTTGTTGTCACCAATAGCCTCAAGCGTTCTCTCAAGAGAATTCCAATCGCTGTATTTTGTCTTAAAAATATCAATCATCTTTGTTGGTTCTTTTTTCTTTTGATTGTTCGTTAACGCCTTCTTCTATCCACTCTTCGAGCTGCTCTCGTTTGAAACGCCAAGCTCCACCAACTTTGAACGCGGGCATCTTCCTGTCTGACAGGAGTTTATAGACGTGCCGTTCTGTTACTTTTAAGTAACGGGCCACTTCCTCAACTGTCAGAATATCGTGCTCGTCAGACATGCCTTCTCATTTGTAATTTGGTCATTAAAATGTAGAATATTCTAGAACGTTCATAAGCACAAGGGCAATGATAAAAAATGGCAGGGATGTAAGTGCAGCGATACGGTAACGATCAGATTCTCTACTTACCATCGGACTTGGTCACCTTTTTGGGGTGTCACCATGCGAGCTTCTTTGATGTGAAGGCGCTGAGCGAGAGCATGGACAAGGCCGAAGCCAGTACCACAGCTCAGCTACTGCAGCAAAAAGGCTTGGAACATGAGGCGGCGTATCTCCAGCAGCTTAAAGACGAAGGTAAATCCGTCGTTGAAATCCCTAAAGACCGCAATCTGCAAGATCGTGCCCAGCTAACACGGGGTGATGCTGACTTTCTGATTAAGTGCGATACGTCGTCAGACTTAGGGGATTTCAGCTATGAGGTGCTGGATACCAAACTGGCGTGA